TCCAATTCTCACCTCGGATGACATCCAACCTCGGTATCCATACGCTTTGAAAACAGGCTCCATGCGGTCATTGAAGCGACGAACAGGTTCTGGAAGGTCGGAATATTTAAGGAACTTTCCCACATAGCAAAGATCCTTAACCTCAATTCCAGCCATAAGCTGGGTCGGTTGTTTGCCGTCAATTACAAATCCATCCGTTCCCACTTCGACACGATCTTTCAACTCCTCTTCAATAGTAAATTCAATGATTTCTTTGAGTGGGCCAATCTTGTGTTCGATCTCATCGATCTTCGGCTCCACATCCCGATAATGCGTGCAGGCGAATGTCTCAAAAGTTCCCCTCCAACGACTCACTTTGCAAAAATGCGTCTTACCATCATTTTCTTTAAGGAATGCACGCAGATTGTCTAAACCAACAATGTGCGTATACTTGCCGACAGGAAGGTCTAATGCCTTCAGGATCTGCTTGCATCCCTCACGCTCAAGCTCAAGGCACTCTCCCATTTTGCATCCCCATACCGCCTTACCCTGATCAGCAAGATATTGCTGGAGTGGGCCATGATTCACATCAGGGAAGACAAACACATCGCACTCTTCGATGTATGGGAATGGGCTTAATACTACCTCAATCTCATCGTATCCAGTCCCGATCAACGATGTCATTGATGGGAACCCAGATTCCCAAGGAGTGTACACATAGACCTTTTTGAAGTCTTGGGCTAGACGCAGTGCTTGAGACAGGAAGAGACCATGATCGATGAACATACAGGTTGCATCGCTGATGTCTTTTAGGTCTTCTTTGCGAGGGATTTCAGTTGCCATATATTATTTGCCTTTTGACTTGGCCTTTCGCTTCGTTGCATAGGCGATTGCAAGAGCTTGTTTTTGTGGCTTTCCGGCCTTAATTTCAGCTTTAAGGTTGCGAGTGAAGCAGTTCTGGGAGGAGCAAAGTCGTAGAGGCATAAGTTGTTTAGTTGTGCATTATTCGTCTTCTGAAGTCAAGTATTCGCCCATTATCTCATCATTAGCTTCTGGGTCTCCTTGTGCCGCCGCCGCCGCCAAATGATGCGCTTCTTCTGGAGCATCTTCCGCTACAGCAAGGTGTGTAATACCATCTGGATTTGTGTATATGATGTATCCTACAGATTCCCATTCCTTAATATCTGCATTTTCATCTAGCAACATTACATAATCGCTGGTTTTCATTTTTTGGGTTTATTTGGCATCTCTAAAGCAAATGACTTTTGATCGCGCATTGTGTTTACCAAGTTGGATTCGCTGGCGTTGGTGATTTTTTCGGCTTTTTCAGCGTCCTCTTTGGTGGCGGCATATCGCTTTCTGAATTTAGGGAAGTATTCTTCAGGAGTTCGTGGATTTGTGTTTAAGAAATGGTTTCCTTTTAATGGGCCAAGCATACCCCATGCATAGGCTTCATGCACAACAAAATTCGGATCTGCCTTAATTTGTGCCGCCGCCGCGGCCTCAAGCGGAGTCATAAATTTTGCCTGCTCTGGGTCATCGCCAAGATACACAGCACCAAGCTCTGGGTTAGTAGAAAGCTCAACGCTACTCACAATGTGATGGATGCGACCACCTTTGAAATCAGCCGTCATTGGCAGTATGTGATCGATGTTGAAACCATTGATGGTCAGGCCAAGTAAATTTTGAACAGCGGCCTTTCTACCCTTGAATGTATCGTCTAGCTTGATCATTTTTTTGCCGCGAATAGTCTTTCGTAACTTTGTGAATTTTGGAGTCTTTAGGAAGTCATAGAATTCTTTTTCCTTGGCCTTAAAGTTTGCTTCAGATCGCGTCCCTCGCTTGAATCCAGTAAATGAGGACTTGAACGCCGTTATAATTGCGGAAAACTCTTTCTCCTCTGGAGTTATTTCATACTGCGGAAGTTTAGCTTTTGCGTCAGATATGCTCTTTTCAGCAAGTTTTATTAGCTTTTTTAATTCATCTTTCTTTTTAGGATCTTTTTGTTTTTTGATGTTCTCTTTTGCCTTCTCAATAACCGCTGTAGAATCATTTATAGTCTTGTTCTGTTCCGCCGTCCTAGCCGTCTTAACTCCTTTGTTTGCAAGAATCAGGAAGGTATCAATCTCCTTGTCATTCAAACCAGAATTATCGATTTCATTAGAGATACGCCTAACGCTACGAGTATTGCTTGCATGGGCATCCTCACCCATAAGATAAGTCAGCAGGTCTTTTGCTCCAAACATACGAACTTTATCCTTCATGTTTTTTGCAGGCTTCCACTCGTTGTTTGCCCATACCACAATCAAGTCATTGCCAGTTAATGGATCTTTGATGGTAATGGTGCGTAGTGATTTCAGGAATGTGTGCATCACGCCACCCATGTCGCCGCCTGTAGCGGTTTGCCTGTCAGCCATTGCCAATTGTACGGCCTTTCCGGCGTGTTCCTCTGCGATGTCTTTGAATGCAGGCTGGACTAGCATCTGACCATCCCACTTAAAAGAAACTGGCGTTCCATCATGCTCGTAGAATATGACTTCTGCTGGTTGGTTATACTTGAAAGTATTTCTATCAACTTGGTTTCCGATTACTGGCAACTGATCCATTGTTGGAAGAGCCTCGTTGGCTCTGAATGGTCTAGTTAACTTTACCTTGCCATTTTTACCTGCTTTCAATGCCTGTTTGAGATATGTGTCATCTTCTCCTTTTTGTGTTATGGCTGGCTTTTTTGCAGGCATAAAGCTGATGCCACCTAGTGGAGCGAGGTTCGCCAGCGGGGCGGCAATCTCCTGCGTCTTAACCTTGAATCCTTCCCAATCTACCTTGCCGTCCTCGGTCTTTGGAAGCTCGCTGGACGGCATGAAAGAAAGAGATGATCTAATTAATTGTTGAACAGGAACTCTATCAATGCCCATTTGTTTTGCCGCCTCTAGCCTATGATGTCCATCAACAACATTGTTATCCTCATCTATAACTATTGGAGTGAATGTTCCTCCATTGTCCATTTTGTCGACGAGCGATTGTACATTCTCGTCTTTAGTATTTTCTGTAGGGTTAATATTTCCAACAGGAAGCTCAAATGTCCTTGAAAGCCCCTTGTAATCAAATTGGTTAGTATATCCAGCCGATACCAATTTTTGGAATGAATTAGGAACAACATCGAATGATCGTTTTTTTGATTCTTCCTCCTCGCTCTTTGGCATGAACCTGATGTCGTTTGACTCTGGATTGAAGCGTTGAGAGAGAGGGATCAGGTTGCCGTCCTTATCGTAGGTGAATGGATCGGCAAGTTTGGCTTGGCTAGAATTCTTTACTAGAAGCTCTGTAGAGCCATAGGAAAGTCCTCCTGCGCCTTCGGCAATTACGCCATCAGCATTCATCTCTTTCATCAACTCCTCATAAACCTCACCTTGAGTTGTTCCTCCATTTTCTTCTATTAATTCCTGTTGAATCTCACGCCCTCTCTTAATCACATCTTCATCTCTGCCATCAACAATATTGTTGATTTTTAGATGGAATTTTCGTGGCGTTCCAAATCGTTTTGCATATGAAATGTCAGGAGTAAAGTAATGCCCTTCACCAAGGTTTCCAATCTGGCTTTCATCCCAGTCTAAATCTTCTCCTCTTGCCTCTGCTTGTTCAGCCGCAGTTAAAAACTCATTAAATTGTTCATGCGATGCATGATAAACATTTTGATAATCATACCCAGCCTTCTTTGCTTTTTCATCAACTAGTCTCTGCGCCTCTTCCTTCGCCTTCTCATCGCCTTCCTTATAGCGTCTCTCTAGTTCGGCGTGATCGGCATCCGCAGGCATGAAGGAGACGCCTTTCGCAGGCTTATTTCCAATCGTGATCGTGTCGTAGACAGGGTGGACATTCCCTTGGGATGTTCTGATCTTGCCGACCACATTTCCAAGAGTAATTTCGCCCTTCGATGTCGGACGCAAGCGAGGCTCATTAGCCTCTTTTGAGTACCTAGCCATCTTGACGGCGTTTTCAAAATTTACCTTCAATGCGTACTTGTGGTCAGCATCAGTATCCTTGAATGATCCAGCAACGGAAACCAGAACAGGGTCTTCTTCTCCCTTGTTTCCTAGAGCGGCGTGCGTTGGCGGTTTTTTGCTGATCCATTCCCACCCAGCAGATTTCTTAAACAGGTTTGTTTTATAGGTGTTTCCTGTTCCAAGTGACTCGACTTGATCATCAGCAGAAACAAGTGATGGACGCGCTCCTGTAGCGTCGATTGTGGCTCCAGAGTAGATGCGGTCTGTTACATCCTCTCCTGTATCCGCATCAAACATTTTTCCACCAGCGGTGAATTCAGAAATGTCGAACTTCTTTTTTATAGATGCTGGAGGCGCAACATACTTGCCTCGCCTTTCTCCGGCCTCTGGGATCCTCTTGGTCTTCCTGTATTCAGCGTTCGTAATAACACGCTCTTCTCCTGTGCCATGCCATCTTTCTGGAGCAACTGAAATATTTGGCATGAACTGGATGCCTGTGTCGCCATCGCGTGCATAATTCACCATGTCGCTGTGAAGGACTCCGCGATCATAGTTTACTTGGTCTTGAAGAGTCTTTGGCTTCTTTAGCTGACCATTCTGCTCTGCAATGCTGAATGCCTCCCTACGATCAACAACGCGAGGCGCGCCATGCGGATTGTATGTTCTGAACTTCCACCATTTTCCCTCTCTGTCAAAAGGGTCTTTTGGTGCATTTGGGCCTTGTAGTTCAAGGTGAGTAGCACCCTCTTTTTCAACTTTACCCTGTGGCGTTGTAATAACAGCAGAAACAATCTTCTCGTTTGTTCCTGCGTATGGCTCTGTAATTTTGGATGGGACTTCCTTGCCATCAATAACATCAAAGATGTTTTTGAAGTCACGCTGGTTTGCAAAATTATATTTATTTCCTTCTGGGTCTGTATAATAAAATGGATCGTCAGAAAGGTCAGCAGGGTTTGCTCGCTTCCATTCGCGTACAATATCAAGAAGCGTACTTCTCCTTCCAATAAATTCATTTATGCCCTTAACTGAATACATTAATCTAATTGATACTTCTGGCGCATAAACAATTTTAGTGTTTCCAAAAAATGCAGTATCAATTGATTCAAGTTTTGGTGCAATAAATGCAGTAACAAGTGATAAATCAATATTTTTTACTTTTTCAAGTTTCGGAACAGCAACTTGAGATGGGCCTCTTATATCTAGTGTAGTAACTTTTTCTAGTGAAGAAAAATCAACATTTTTATTATCCGCCATTCTGGTCTGCGATCCAAATTCAATACTTTTAGCAGTTTTAAGTTTTGGAACTATTAAATCATTAGCGTGAGAAATATGTATTCGACTTGCTGTTTCTAATTGAGGCAGGTTTATTTTATTTGCGTAATAAAACCAAACATTCCCAGATTCTTTAAGTAATGGAAGATTAACTTCTCCAGCAGAATCTCCTCCAATTGCTCCTACTTTTTTTAGGTTTGGAAGATATACATTTGTGATATTTGCAGTAAGTATTTCTCCTGCGCTTTCCAAATATGGAAGTTCAAATGTTTCGCCATTTCTCTTATCAACACGCACCATTATTTTTCCAGAAACATTTTTGTATTTATTATTATTTGGGTCTTCTGGAGTCCACACAAGGCCAGTTAACAGGTTTCCATTTTTATCAAGAATGTCTTCAGTTTTAGGTGCATTATCAATAAATGGTTGAAGGTATTCTTGCTCAAATCCATTTCCATAGTCTCTTTGCTTTGGTGATGGTGGGTAAAAAACTCCATTTTGATCATAATATTTGTATGCGTCTACTGGCAAAACGCCTGTTTTTATTATTTCAACAGCCATTTTCCTAAAATTCCTATCATGGAGGTATTTGTCTCCTCCAGTTGGGCCTTCTCCACCAAGAATAAATTTCTCTGCTTCTGCGTCATATTGTGGCGCAGTAATATTCTGGGCTTTTCCTGTTCCTCTGACTTCAGCAATTTCTCCATTCTCTGTGCGTATTGCTATTTGAGGACTTCCCTCGTCAAAGTACAGATAGAAGTCACCACCAGTAAGATGGCTATTCGCAGTTCCTACAGATCCACCTGTACACCATCCAGTGCCAGCGCAGTCTGCGTTCAACTTCTCTGCCTGACCCATGTCGGATGACTGATCATACTTCTTCCAACCTGTGTAAACTCCGCGCTTTTCGGCGCGAGCTTTAATCACATCAAATACGCCCTTGGTGTAGGCGTCTTTTGAAGACATCCCTTGGCGCATATACTCCGCAATTTTTGATGCGGTTGCTCCTGAAACTTCGTTTGGAACAGCCTCATTTCCGTTGCTGATGTTCTGGATGAGCGGAACCATCTCGCCCTCTTCGTTGTAGCCAGCGTTAATCCTAAACTTGGATGAGGCATTGAGAATGGCGGCTACTTCGGATGGGGTATAGGAGCCTCGAAACGCTTCATTACGAAGATTTTCATATGTATCTCCATTTAACCTTTCTAACTCCGCTTGTTTCTCTTCCCACAAACCAATATCACCACTTGCAAACGCATCATTTATTTCAATTATCTTCTTTTGTAATTCAGTTTGTTGAGGATCTTTCATCTCCCCAAGCAAGTAATTTGCACTCTTTGCCAGCGCATTCACCCTGAATTGCGTGATCTGATCTACCCTGTCCTGATCAAATGACCTATCGAACTCCTCCTGACTCATGTTGCGGATACGGAGCCAATCTGGAGGGAAGTCTGCGGCCTGTGCAGGAGTAGCGTTACGGACTACCTTCTGGTAGTAGTTCTTAATCTTCTCTGGGTCGATTTTAGGAAAAAGCGAGGAAGACGGCTTTCCTTCATCAGTATAATACTTCTCCTGAACATAATTATGAATAAACTCATCCAAAGCCGCCATTGTAGCAGGCTTCTGTTTAATTCCGCTGTTCTCTAGCTCGCGGTCAAAAAACTCAAGGTGTTGTTTTGTTCCCTCCTCGCGGATCTCGGCAGAGGCAGGCATGAACTGGATGCCAGCTTTTGGTGCTTGTGCTTGTGGAGATACATACTGCACCCCAAATGGCCTATTCTCGGTCGTATGAGCCGCTGTGATGCCCTTTAGGATCTGCGGGGTAACTCTGGTAGCCTCCGGCCTTAAAACGCGCTGTGCAGGCTCCTCGCCCTCATCCGCTGGCAGGAAGTTGGTAAGAACCTTATTCCTGTCCATCTTCCGGCTGGTGGCTGGGCTGTCGATGATGTCCATCATGGCGTCCAAGCGGAACGACCTGACTACATTCTCAAGATCGGCTTTCTTCTCTCCCTTCTTCCTCGGAATCGTAGTCTTTTCAGGGTAGATCGTTGTGGGTGACTTGTTATCAAACCCAAGGAAATCCCTAAACTTGTCCCGCTTTGCAACAGATATAGCTGGATCATCGTCAAGGTTTACATCGTTTGGCCTTCCCTGCTCGATGTTGACAAGGTACTTATTTACGAATTCATCGTAAAATTTATCAGTATTGCCTCCCCACAAGTCAAACCAGTGTGGAATACGCTGATTCAGTAACTTCATCTTGGTATGCAGAGCATCCCATGAGATAGCTATTGCCGTAAAATTCCCTGCCTTACTGAAATGGAGGCTTGTGTATTGGTTGTCGCGGATCTGCGGCGTGGATCCTACATACTTGCCATTTTTATCAACATGGGTCGAGTAGTCGGTATAGCTCCTGCGACCGCTCTTGATTAGGTCATTCAGCTTGATGATATTTTCTTTTATTTTGAGTGGAACAATCGATTCCGGCAGATCCATGATCGCCTTGATCTGACTTGGCTGTAGCGTTCCACCCATGCTTAACTCATCCGCGCTATATGGCTCCATCCTGTTGGGAGTTCCATCATTCGGAGCGTTGTTGATCGCGTCACGAATCATCTTGTCGCGAGTCTTTCGGAGGTTCTTGGTCTCCTTTGGTGTATTCCAGATCGGGGTCACTCCATCGGGTTGGTAAAGCACCTGACTCTCAACCTCTAATCTTGCCCCGTTTGGCAGTTTGGTTCCGCGGAGTTCATCTGGAATCTGACCATATCCCTTGGTTTGCTTGGTAGTTCCATCATCATTTGCCAGCCAAGTTCCTTCGGCGGCAAGAGGGTTTTCAATGTCTACCGCGCCCCCTATCTGCTTTCCAAACCGATCATAAATCTTTGCGACCATCTTGGTCTTTACGATGCCAGAGACTCCGCCGATCCTCTGCATCAAGACGGGATTTGCGACCAACTCCTTGCGAGTCATCTTTGGCCTGTCGCTGACTTCTTCCAGCGGTGAAACCCTGCCATTCAGGTTGTGGATCATCCTAGCCGCCCTGTCGGTAGCCGCCGCGGCCTCCGGCGTAAGTTCGACGCCAGTAATTGGCCTGTAACTTGTGTCACGCGGATCCCTACCTCCGACTCCAAGTGCATTTTGGATCGCCCTAGCAACCCATGAACTCTCTTGGTGCAGGTGCGCCCAATCTCGGAGGTGATCAGCCATACCGCCAAGACCATGATCAAATCGATTAGCCAGTGTGTTAGCAATGGCATCAGCCATCACCTCTTCTCCCATGTAATTGACTACCTTTTCAACATTGAGCTTCCCATCTTGGTCAAGCAATCCGGCAGGATCTGCGAATGCGCGGATCTCATCAACGGACTTTCCATTCATGTACTTGTCGAAGAACATCCGCCACAGATCCTGTGGTTGGTATTGCCCCTTGGATGATCCAACGATCTTTCCATCCACAATATCCACATGACCTAAAAGCTCTCTCTTTGTTTCTTTCAGCAAGTCCGCATACTGCGGGATCTTCATCAGCGAGTGTCCGGCCTCATGTAACAACGCCCTGTACGGGCCTTCTGGGTGTTGGGCAAGCGTGTCCGCGTTAATGATCATCACGGGCTTTTGAGGATCGAGCGTAATGCCGGAATTAGGGTCTACACTGAATCCCTTTTGCTTTGCGATTTGCTCTGCCTGCGCTGTTGCGGTTGCCATTCCCTCCTGATTGATCTTTAACGCAAATTCAGGCGTCTTGAGAATCCTATCAACAATCTGCGGAGTAGTTAAAATCTCCATGCCGATATTCTGCTGGCCTGCTCGCATTGCGCCGTTCATTAGCTCATGCAGTTGAGCTACAGCCAACTTGAACTGCCTGTTGTACTCAAGGCGAGTAGGGACATCCGCGGTTAGCGCGCCAATGTACTTTGACAGGTGATGATCGACCATTTTCTTGGTGTCATCAGCAACCTTTTGGAACTTGGCTTTTTCCTTTGGATTACGCGCATTGTCAGCCATTGCCTGCGTATCCTGCGCCTGCCTTACCATTTCCTCGTAATTCTCGCGACGGCGATCAATCTCCATCTGCCAATTGGCCTGCTCGATTGTATTTCGACTATCTTCCGGCATATCAGCCATTGCGCTCCTGATGCTGGCATCCTCCTGACGTATCCTGTTGCGCGTGACTTCAGGAGCCTCTGTGCCGATGTGATGAACTAACGATGGTAGCATCGTCATCAATGCGCCCTGAATCGCTTCAGATGGCAACTCATCGCTAGGCGTATCGTTAAGGATACCCAAAGCACCCATGAGCGCGCCGCCATGAACGCCTTTCATTGCAAATGGCACAGCGTTTTTCTGAAGCCAATCCAACCCATGTGCGTTGATGATAGATTGCGGTGTCGTTCCGCCAAATAGCCTTTTAGTGATTGCAGACGAGTCCTCTGCCTGTCCGGCGATGCTGTAGACATTCCCGACCTTTCCATTAAGCATCTCGGAAGCCTGATCAATGTCGCGGATGAGTCCAAGACCCTGTCGCAGTGCCGCTGGGCCGTATTTCTTGAGAAGACCGCCAGTGACAGCACCTGTGACTCCTCCCCATACGCCGTGTTCTGGGTTTTCTACATAACCAACTCCACCACCGACCAACGCAGGCGTCAGGAGGCTTGTGAGTGGCTGTTGTGGTGATGTGAGGAGATCGTATCCCTTCCCTGCAAGCGTTCCCACCCTTGGAATCTGTTTACCGAAAATTGTGTGGTATCCTTCGCGTCCAATCTCGTCAGCCTTTTGTGCCGCCTGTTTTGCCTTTTCTTCAAGCACACGGCGAGCTTCAGCAACCCTTTGAGCGTATGCAATCTTTGCGGCATCCTCCGCTGTAGCCGCCTCAACCCTCTGCGCCACATATGGCATCTTGGAAATGGTCTTCTGGAGTTCGTATGCTTTGCCTGCCTTGGCAAGACCCCGCATTCCCATGCCAATTCCTTCAAGTCCTACAACTGCCGCGTTAGCTTCAGGAACTAGCAATCCTACGCCAGTTCTGATTTCTTCTTTGCCTCGCTCTGTTGCTGGCTGTAATAGCGAAGGCGCGTTTTTCTTTATGATGTCGGCAGTATCCTGCTGGAGTTTGTATTCGGCCTGCTCCGCGGACAGGTTTGGATTTTCAGCCATTACCTGATCAAGCGTAGGCATGAAATTACGCATCACGCCGGATGCAACTACGCCAAAGTTTGATGGAGTTATTGCATCACGATTCGCCTGCAATCTTCTGACATCGGCTCGCTGTTGCCAGTTGGCTTCATGCCTTTCTGGCGAGATGCCATTCATCTTTTTCAGGATGTCATCAACAATCCCAAATCCGCTTTGATGATATTGTCCGAAATTATAAGACCCTACGGGAATTCCAAGGAATTCATCCAGCCCAGTAATTGCGTCTGCGCCGACCTCCTTGAGTTTTTCGCTATATGGCCTGTTTGTGTAGTCTTCGGCATTGAGTAGCTTTCCGGCGTCCTCTCCGATGTCTCCAAGTAGGTTTATACCCTGCGTACCCATCTGCTTACCCCATTGCTTCAGGCTAGCCAGAGTCTTCTGCGCCGACATGGCATTCTGTGGACTCTGTTTGAATTTATAGACATCCCTGTACTTCGACCCAAGGTCGTACCAAGGAGCCTTCTCGTAAATTTCGTTCAGGAGTTCGGGATCTTTCGTCAGATCGACCATGTCCTTGTGATATTGCGTTATTCCCTGTGGGCCAGCGGCAATAATTTCATCTGCAATAGACGTAGGCTTTTCCTGTGATGTCTTTTGAGAGATTGCGTTGATTTCATCAAGATCGGATTGCAAATTGGGAACATAAGTTCCCTGCTCTTTTGCTTTTTCCTTTGATTTTTCAAGGCCAATATCCGCAAGCGGTTTAGTGGGGGGTTTTTTGCCTGATTCGGCTTCTTTTTTGTACGCCTGCAACGCGCCCATTGCTCCGCCACCACCCTTGTAACTTTCCTTTGCCTTGATTTCTTCAGGCGTGATCGGAGTCGGAGCATTGAATAAAGATGTCGCCGTATCCTCAATAGGCGGAACCTTCGGAACCATCTCTGATTGCTGACCAGCTACCGCACGATCAGCCGCAACTTCAGGTATTTCTGTCTTGTCTAAAGGCTTTTGAGGCTCTTCTTTTTTTTCAGATAATCCCGCAAGTTCGTTGATCTTTTGTAAATCTGCATTCAGGTCTGGATCAGCCATGATTAAGGTTGTACAGGAGATAGCATCACTGGAACAACGCTAAAGTTTTCTTCCTGCCAACCACCTACTTTTTCAGGGTCTGGGTTGAGCAATTCGTCCATGTTGGAAGGGTTGCCTTTGTTGGTTTTGATCTGTGCCATCTCTGAAGCTAGTTTTGAAAGATGTTCCTTTTGAGCGTCGTATTTGTCTTGTAAAACCTGTTTTTCTTCAGGAGTTTTTGCGGCGACAAGCTGTTCATGCAAAGCCTTGAACTTATTGGTCTCGTTATCGAATTCGGTCTTTACCTGTTTGCCAGTACGCAGAACAGGGAACTCATGCGGCCTCTTTCCTTCTGGGAGGTCTGGGCGGTCATAGAGTGCCTGCTTGCGTGCGTTTTTGGCGCGAGCATTAAATCTTTGGGCGGTATAATTGAATGTTTCTCCCATCATGCTCTTCATGGTCATCACATCTTCAGGAGATAGCCTTGCGCCACCCTGACTAGGGTCTAAAAGACCTGACTTTTCAATTTTTTGGCGCAGATCGCGCAAATATCCTTGCGTGTAATCTTGGATCTCATGGTATTGAGCTTCTGTGGGCTGTTTTCCGCTCGCAAATGCAGTAAACTTATCGATTGCATCCAAGTCGGCAATCCTCCTAGAAACCCGATCATTGGGATCCGTATCAAGAGCGGCATCTGCGGCAGGCCAAAATTGAGTGATGAGGTCAACGCGGTTTTGGATCGCTTTCCCTTCTGGGGTCGTCATCAATGCGTGCGCCCTTCCCTTAAATCCGGCTTCTTGCCTATTTTGCTCTTGGAAAGTAAGCCTGTCCTGTCGCGTCTTCTCCATGAGCCTTTGCTCTGGAGTGAGTTGAGGCCACTTCATCACAACACTTCCATCTGACTGCTCTTTTTCGGCAATAGGAGGCTCTATTCCTTGAGCCTTTGCGTATTTCTCAATCTTCCTGAAGTCTTCTTGCGATACAGCGACTGGCATACCAATCATCTGCTCAATTGCGGGGTCTTTTGGTACAGCGTTTGGATTCCATCCCTTTGCAAGAGCATCAATAACCGCGGCGCGTCCGGCGTCCGTTCCAATGTCTCCAGATTTTGCGAACGTGGACATATTTGACAGAGCCTTGTTAGGGTTCCTCAAAAGGTCAGCGTTAGGAGTGTATGTCTCTTGTGGAACTCCTCCAGCGGATTTGTAAACGCCGGAAACACTTCCCCAAGGAATTGAAGATAGCGCAGAAAGTGCGGCATTACCTTTGAGTTCCGCGGGCGGCACTGGCACTGGAGCGGAAAGGCTTCCAAATAGACTCGGTGCTGGCGTCACCTTCTGATAAGGAGCTTCGCCTTGAAGTTTTTCTGGAAGGTTAAAATCCTTTGTGGGAGGTGCGAATGAGTTTCCCTTGTATTTTTCAAGGTCTGGCAAGCTCGTATCTTCCGCGGAGGACTCTGAATCATCGGGAGTTTGAGTTGATGTACCCAATGTGCTTACAGGAAGGTTTTTTGTGCCTTTCCCTAAATTTCCACCTGCCGCGGCGATCCTATCCTTCAATAATTGCTCTGAAACATCTCCCCTGATTTTTGCAATTTTCTCTTCCTGTGCGTATTTCTGCGCCAGAAGTTTGTCTTCGCGAGCCTGATCGGTCTTGCTCTTGTATGCGGCCTGAATGCCTTGTGCAATTGCTCCAAGCCCACTAGATATTCCTTGAGTTATATATTCAGGGTGAGTTGATGGCGTTGACCATCCTGCTAGCGGTTGGAACTGCAACGGAGACTGGCCTCCTCCACTAAAAGACAGCGGCTTAATGCCAGCAAGTGCCTGTGTGTCATCGGTACGAGGAAACGCAGGTGCGAATTGATATCCGCCAGTCTCAAGTGAAAATGCCATAGTTAGATTCCTCCGAATTTCAGACCTTGGGTCGATGGAAGATTGAATTGGCTAGCACCACTGACGCCTGTATTGACAGGAGCGGCGGCAGTCATTGCAGGATTCTTTGGAGCAACTCCAGATCCGGCTTGATTATAAACGCTAGTAGGAAGCGATCCAGCGGCGGCTCCAAGGTTAGAAAGTTGAGCAACGCGGGCGGCATTAGGGTCGAATGCGCCTCCAGTGGCGGCGTACCCTCCTACACCCATAGCGTTTTGTTTTGCCGATGCATCCAATGCCTCCTGATATTGGTTTTGGAGTCCAAGCTGTTGCTGTGCTTGTTGGTTGCCGACACTGCCTGCCTGTTGAGCGGCCTGCACTTGAGAATTTCGGATAGCGGCCTGCTCTTGTTTCATTGCCTGCTGTTGAGCTTGCAATTGTTGATCTTGCATTGACTTGATCAATGTGAGCATTTGTGGATCAAGTGCCGTTTGCGTCGATTGAGGTTGTGGTGATGATCCGCCCATAGCTTTAGAATGTTACTCCGTTAAAATTTTGATTTGGGTTTTGCATCTGCTGTAGCATAGCAAGATTTTGAGCATTCATTTCAGCGGGCTGTTGTTGCTGTTGTTTTTGAGGAAGAAGTAATGCGGCAGGCCCAAGTCCAAAGAACGCGCCTTCTCCGCCAACATGATTTTTGTTGTGATGATACATGGAGTCAAATGCTGGATATACTCCAGCAGTTGCCACACCAAGACCGATGTCTTTACCTAAATTTGGATTATGTCCTCCCATAATTTTTAAGAATAGTTATTGCTTGGGCCTGAATAGGATTGTGCCATCCAAGGATATTGTTGTTGAACCGCCGCAGGAGCAGAAGAGGCAGGAGTGTATCCTCCTGATGGCATTACTGCTTTTGAACCTAATCCCGCAAGACCTCCACCGATTGCGGCTCCAATTGGCCCAGCCACAGCGGCTCCTCCAATTGTTCCGGCGGCGGCAATTCCAGTTCCAATCAAAGCATTCTGCTCGGCTTGTTTTTGAGCGGCTTGATTTATCATTGCCTGCTGATAATTCTGCCAAGCCTGTTGCTGTGCATTTACAGCCTGACCAGTTGATCCCATCATTTGGTTAATCCAATCAGTGGTCGATTGCTGTTGCCCTGCGGCATTAGCAAATCCGGCCTGCCTTGCTGTGTTTCTTTGTTGAATTGCCTGTGCGTCAGCGTTTTGAAGAGCAGATACCGCTGTGGCAGGATCAATTCCAGCAATAGGAGCCTGACCGATAATCCCTTGTGCTTCAGCTAGGGTTTTTGCGCGAAGTGCTTGAGCCTCGGCGGTCGCTCTATCATAAAACCCAGATTTGTTAATCGTGCTATCTTGAAGCCCAGTCTGTAGGTAGTTTTGTAGCCCACCTCTTTTCGTCCAATCTTGGAGTTCGTTTTGCCAAGTAAATGGGCTACTAACTTGATCTGGTGATGCGTATGCCATAATCAGAATCCAACATTTTTACTCCATTGACCCATCTGATTTTGCCAATAACTGGGATTAACATCTTGGGCGGCGGCGGTCTGGATGTTTTGACGAGCGGTTGCCGCGGCTGGATTCATCTGTTGTTCTAACTGCTTGCTCTTGTATGCGTTAATAGCGGCTAACTTGCTAGTGTCATTTAACGCGCCCTGTGGGCCATAGATATCAGGAACCCTAGCTTCAAGCGGAGTGCGAGACTTTGCTAAATCGATTGCCGATTGTGCTTTTAACGCACCAATTCCTGCTTGATTTTGCATTCCAAGCAAAGCAAGGTTCAGAGTAGGGTCTGGTGCTTGAGGTGTAGGTTGAGGAGATCCGCCCATAATTAATTCGGAATATAAAGTTCTCGTTTCAATCTGTAAAGTCCTAACTTATTCATAGTTGATTCAGGGAAGTTTGGCCTTCCATTGTCCTCTTCTGTAGGGACTCCAACATATCCTGATTTTCCTGACAATTGTGTGTGAGCCTTCCATCCAGACATGGCTTTAATGACATCATTTGGCCTAGTTAAGGCAGGATGAAACGCCGGATAGCTAACTGGAAGATAAATTGTGTCCAAGTATCCGAAACAAACATCGCCTCGATAGAACGCATGAAGGCTTGCATTCGGACTTGGCAGTATGCAGTGATCAAATGACTCTGCGAATGTCTGCATCTGCTTGAATTCTTGGGTTTCTGGCGCGACATATTTGAAGTTTATTGATTGGGTCATTATTTATACTCCAGTTGCTAGCTGGATTCCATTTGTTGATGTTTGCTGGACATTTTGAGATTGCTCCGCAATCACACTAGCCCGTGTTTTTGAATTACCACAAACAACGCATGGTAGGCAAGACCCCGTGGATGAGTACGTCATCGGCACGCTTGAATAGAGCGGAATAATGCCGTCATTTCCGTATGGAGACACAAACAGATTGGGAAACTCTGTTATTTGAGTTGATGCGTAGGTGATCGTTGGCATTAGTTGCAAGGGTTGGCTACACGATACTGATTGGCGGCATTTGTTGCCTCCTGTAGAGCTAGCGCGCCAGCTTGAGCTATGGCGTCAGCTAAAGAAATATACGAGGTGTAGGATGCCGTAGCTGTGGCTGATGCCTTGACTGCGGATTGTCCAACTGGGCATGGAGGCGTCGTGTATGTGCGTGTTTGAGTGCTAGACCATGAAGTCAGAATGTTTCCGGCGTTTTCTTGAGGCGCAGGTTCAAGCGCAACAACAATTGAAGACCCGTCCTCGGCTACAACGCATGGAGTCGTCTCATCCTGCGAAGGTTTTCCGTACGATGTATCAGACCAAGGGTCTTGGAACATTCTTGCGGAATCAATACCCATTGAGCCACACCATTCGATGAGAAGACTAAATGCCTTGTCCACATCAAGCGTGTCACTAGATTCACACGACTTGATTATTGTGTTCCTAGCAACATTTTCGGTCGTCAATCGGCGTGACTGCGTCTGCAAAAACCCAAGATCATTTATTTCAGCCGCAACTGGACTTGTTGCGTATTGGTATTCTTCTGTGACTGCTAGCAAGCGAGTATTCAGGATTTGTTGATAGGATCCTTTCGTTCCGCGGTACGAAACCCTCACATCCGCTGTTCCTGCGATCTGTGAGCAATCCATCTCGGCATACACGAATTGTTTTTTATCCATCGAGTCTCCAAGAAGGGCGGTCTCAAGCTGGCAATAGATCCTGTTTACAAGCTGTGTCGTAGATCCATCCTGCGCGATGTTCAGGTATGTGTCATATCGGTTGGGAGAGAACGCTTCCCACAGGTGATTAAACGACCCGTCGCTTGTTGATGCGTAATCTACGGAGAATGCAAACAAGCGAGGCTGATTGTTGATCACGTTCGTTGACCATGTGATTGGCCTGATGCCTGTCCACACTCCAGCCCATGCAGGACTCCTGCCATCGCTCAACTCGCTCGCCGCCGCGTAATCTAACGCCATCGTCGCGCTGTTAAGAGGCTCTAGGTAAGGAACAGAAACAAGCAAGTAGTTTTCAAATGCTGTAGCACATATCCCGCTACAATCTGCCGCCATAAGACGTTTCACCTTTGCCATCTCAAGATCCTTGAACAGAACTTGGCTGGATAGGTAATTGTTTGATGCTACGTCCGCGCTTACCAGCCCGCCCTGCGAGTACCACCACATTAACCCAGACTGGAAAGTGATGCTGTCTCCAGCTATGCATCCTACGCTAGGGAAAAGCGTGCTTTGAAAGTTTGGAGTGTTTGCCCAAGTAGATCGATCAAGAATACCGCTCGACAGGGAGTATGTTGCCTGACTTGTAAAGACATACAGGTTTGTATTGTTATTCTGGCCTACAAAATCATGCATCCCAGTAACTGGTCTAGGAACACTAAAGTCACCGCGCCCCGCGCCGGATGTGCGCTCTTTCCATCCAATAGGGTTAGCCAAATCAGATGCAGAAATGATATTTCCATTAGCCACCCACAGGCGGTTTCCTGAAAATGCCATCCAATATCCAACAGGCATCTGAAGTGCAAGTTGTCCCGTGATATCCGATCCATCCCAGTAGCATGGGGTGTTTATTCCATCTTGGATGACAACAATTCGATGTGATGGCGTAATTGTGACATTCCCGCTGGCATTTGTTGATGCTTGCTGGGTCGCTATCACGAAATTTACCTTTTTTACATTAGGATCAAGCTGGATGTTGGTCAGTTGGTATGAAGACCATGATGCAGGCTGAATTAAGGGAAATGGAGCGTAGTACACCTTGCCATCGACGCAAAATAGGGCGTAGGAAAGCTCTGTTTCAAGGGAATCGGTTCCCTGTGGTGTGTAAATCGTTTGAGGTTGTGAAATCTTGACGCCGGAGAGGTTTGTGGTAACCGAAGCGGCCTTGGATTGTTTGTTTGCGTTAAAAATGATGCCACCTTGGAAATTTCCTTGAGGTAACGACAGCCTCATGTCGAATCCGTTGCGCGTTTGAGCGACTCCGCCGCGGAAATTCACATTCTGCGCCCATTTCACCTGATTATCAGGGAGAGTCCAAGGATTGCGTACCGAATTGACGCCGTGGAGCCATCCGGCGGTAGTTTTTATCGCCCTGCCTGAAGTGATGTTGGGAGATTTCATTACCAGTAGTAGACAGACTCGATAACTGGATCAGTTCCATCTCCGTAGGTAATATTATTGATCTGCGGAGGTGTGAAAGCATGGCCTTCAAAACTTTCCTGCTGATTTTTCAAGTAGGATAAAGCCGTCGCCCAATATTTTTGGGATTGATCAAGGAAATCCTTGTCCTCAAGGTCAACCGCGTGGACAGCCGCAATAATTGCGCGGGCATTCTCAATGGGAATATAGTCGTAGACGCTAGTAATTTCAGGGTGCGCGACCCGATAAATGATACGCGCCCATGAGCATGATTGACCGATCCTAATGCGGCGATATTTTGGGTTTGTTTCAGAAGGGTGATACTGACCGATGAGGGTCATATCGTTGCTCCTGCCGTAATCAAGCGCATACAGGCTCACATACCCCGCTGTGATCGGCTTTTCAATGTGCATGACTGACTTGACGAGCGTTGGAGGTAGGATTGCGTCCACATAGAATGTGCTTGTGACGCTATTCCCTGTGCTTGAGAAGCTGAAACGACCATTTGTAAAGTCTATGTGCTGGGCATTGTATTGCGTGTCATACAACTCAAATGTGCTGTTATCGATTGCCCTTGCGTAATAATTGCCAGCAGTGATTCCGGCAGGCAATGTATCACCAATGGCGGCTCTGACGGCGATCTGATCCCCTGTGTCATAAATTTGATTGTTCGCAACGATGCTAGTAGATGCAGATGGCGAGAATGAACGAACAATGTTCATGCTGATCTGACCAACCCCAAGGTTTGTGATGTTTACAGGGTTGTTGTTGACATCCGTAAGAGAGATATTGTTACCAACAAGTGTGATGGTGTATGGGGCGGGATATGTTGTTCCAGACTTAATTGGTGTAGGAAGCGTCCCAGTAGAAGCCAATTGAACGCTTTCACCATTAGAAAGGTACTGAATATTGGACAATACAATCTGGTTATTGTATGGCGTTCCTTGTCCCGTTACACGAACAGCAAAATATGACTGACCAACTCCCAGCGCGGTTGGCGTTACTAGTGTTAATGGGGATCCAGCAGATAGCTGTGCCGTTGTTGGAGTTACTATTGTTATCGTGTATGCGGTAGTATTATTTACTCCAGTTGGCAACAAATAATCGGATGACAAATAAACAACCTGACCAGTTGAAAGACCACCAAAGTCACCATTCCATAAACCATTAAACCCAATTGCAAACGATTTGGAAAGATTGACATAGAAGTTTCCAGTGAATGTCCCAGTAATGTTGATTGTGGAGTAATCCTGATTCAGGATTGTGTATACACCCGCCCCTGCATTAATAGGGTTTTCAAGTCTGTATGCTGTTCCGGCAATCAGAGGCGAAGGCAATGTCCCAGTGGATGAGAATTGAACAAGAACGCCAGTAGATGGAAGGAGTGAAATGGTCGGAGCAGATGTGTATCCAGTGCCTTGTGAAATCACATTAATTCCAGTAACAACACCAGTATTTGAAATTTGAGATGTTGCCGTGGCTCCAGTACCACCGCCGCCTGTGATTTGCACAATAGGAGGAGCCGCATATCCAAGTCCGCCCGATCCAGTGGGAACAATGATGTTGGAAACAAAAGAAGTCTGTAGTGTTGAGATTGCTCCCGCCTGTGTTGTTGTACTGGATACGAGCGACGATCCATTCTGACCAGCCGCTAATGTAGCAGTGGCATTTTGAGAAATTGTAATTGTATTCGGACTGGTAGTTACCGAAACAATCGTGGATCCATTTGGGATTCCTGCACCAAAGACGGGCTGTCCTGCGGCCTGACCAGAGATACCAGTTACGCTTGCAAGAATTGGACTTCCTATAGTGCTTGCGTATGTGAATCCATTGCTTGTAGTAGGAGCATCAATAGTAACAACTGGAGGTAATGTGTAACCCTGACCAGATGATGTTATAACAATTGATCCAACCTGATATGTGGCAGATCCAACGGCGTCTGGTATCATCACTGCATATCCAGTTGCAGTCGAATATGTCTGCGTGGATCCTACTGGAATTGTAGGAGCAAGCGTTAGTGTAACGCCTGTTGCCGTTGCCGTAGCGGCATTGCTTATCGTAATGGAAGTTGACCCGTTAATCGCTGTGACAATCGTTCCTGCCGGAATGCCAGATCCAGTTATAGTTTGACCAATCGAAACATATGTTATGTTCGGGATGCCATCAATTGTCGTCGTGCCGTGCGTATTTCCAGTAATTGTGTATGTCTTTAGAGGAGAATCAAATGTCACCTTCGGCGTTGATGTGTACTTTGATCCGGCGGCAGTGATTTGAACTCCGACCACAGATCCAGTAACAATTGCAACTGCTGATGCGGCGGAGGTCGGCGCAGAAGGTGCAGAAACATTCAGTCCGGCGGCTGTAATCTGGTTAATGGTTCCAGTATTTGAAGTTGCTGAAACTAGTTTTACCAATGAGTTGGTTCCAGAGCCGTTGTCGGTGAATGTGATTGGATTTGTTCCAGCCGTTGCATCAGATGCGTTCGCGTGAAGCGTAAGTGATGTCGAATTGATTGAATGAACAAAGTAATTCTGCGCCGCAATCAAAGGCGTCGGCAATGTTCCTCCATTTGTGAACGCCTGAACCGCATCGCCAGTATTATAGTTGTGAAACGGAGAGAATGTGAGTGTCGTTTGCGCTCCAATTGGCTTGCGAATGTCCACATTGAATTGAGAGTTACTGCCGGACAGCAAGACTGGATTCGTTGAATTTTGTGCGTCGTTCAAGGAAGCATACACCTGAAGGTTTGATGTATCCAACGACTGCGCGAAATAGGTCGTGTTTGCGGCAAGAGGAGAGGGAAGTGAATTCCCTCCGATATTCGAGAATGTAACCTCGTTGGGAGATGCAATCGAGATTGCTGGCTGACCATTGACAAGATTTACAGAAGTCAGGAGGCTCGCATTACGCGAGTCTGTAAGCGTGACAGATGGCGCGCCGACAATACTTGTCAGGCTGATGGGATTCACTCCGGCCTTTGCATCCAGCGATGTTTGGTAAAGGGTAATCGTGTTGGCGTCATCAACTCCAATGTAATAAGTGTTTCCGTTAATGAGTCCGACAGGAACATTTACTGATCCTGAACCAACAGAGAGAACTGCGGATTGACCAGATGCCAATTGATGCGCTGTGGCAGAAAGCAATTTTTGTAATGCAGAAATCGCGACAGATCGCGTCTGAATTGTTACTCCATCCGGCTGTATGGTTCCGAATGGGAAGTCGCTCTGGGCATGAATTGGAACAAGAATTCCATCAAGTCCAGTGCCATCATCAAGTTGTGAGCGCAGGTCGCGGTTGTTTGCGTCTGTTCCAATGACTCGCAGTTGAAGTCCGGCATCGGCTTGGTGTTCGGAGATGGCAACAAGTTGTGAAGGTTGCCGGATGTCCATCTGGGTCGCCACAAATCCTCGGTCATCCCATGCCCATGATACTGGGTTGTACATTCCGCCTGCATTTACGTTGTACTGGAACAGGCGTCCTCTGAAATATGTAGGAGAACCATCAATGTTTACCCCAAGCGGAACCTCAATGCCGCGGGGAAGGGTAATTGTCTGACCATCCCAGCCAGTGCAGACATCTACCTCTTGGGTCGTTCGCAACCAGTGTCCAGACTCCATGAGGGTCTGAACCGCCTGCGTCAGCTTGCGGAAAATCTTGGTCTGATCAGTCGTTGCAAGAATCTCCGAAGCCTCGTCAAATATTTGCGAGACGAACATTGATTTTGTACCTTATTTGGTGCGCTGACTTGCCTCTTGAGCCATGCTTTTGAGGAAGTCCTCGTCACTACCGCCCTCTTCACCCTGCGCGCCACCTGTGGGAGCTTCTGGGGGCATTGGTGCGCCTTCTGGAGACCCTCCAGCGGCCTGTTGGTTAACTCCTTGAGCGAGTTGATCAACTCCGCTTGCAAGTTGGACGATAAGCTGGTGAATTGCATCGAAAGCGGCCTTGGGCATGGATACCATTACGGATCCGCCGTCCTGTGGAGCTGGAACGCCAGCAGGAGCCATGTCGGCTGGGCTAGCTGGGCCTTTTCCCATGTCGGGAGGAAGATTTTGTTCGGATGGGGGCATTGTTTGGTCGTTTGCCATAATATTAGTCGTTGGAGTTTGCTTTCGATGCGGCTTCTAAACCTTTTTCGATGGCATCATCATCGCTAGGCTCGTTTTCTTCTGACGTTTCTTCGTTTTCCCAATCTCCATGAGCGCGAATGCCATGAATCTCAAGTTCGGTTGTATAGCGAGACACTTCTTTGCCATTTACCATGACTTTTTCTTCCCGCTCCATGACTTTTTTGTATTTAATTTCAGCCATTCCTTCTTTTGGAAGGTCTTTCAAAGCGTTTTTCTCATGGAACCAAAGAGTGGGATAGTGAATATGCGTTTCCGCTTCCTGTTCAACTTTGTTGATATGGTCTTGACCCTTCATAGAAAGGTCTTCGCCAAGGTCATGGAAACCCTCTGGTAGTTTGGTTTTATTTGATGCCATAAAGATTAGTTATATATTTCTAGGAGTAATGTCAAAGCATAATGAATGTTCCAGATGTTGGATACACTATGTAAATATAATCATTAACTGGGTCACCGACTAAAATGTCAGGATTTGCGTTGTTGGTCGCATTTTGATCCCAAGGAAAATTTGCTGGAACCTTCAAAATCACCGCGCCGTCTGAACCATTTCCGCCTGCACCAACATTATTAGGAGAATTTATGTTATATGCACCTCCACCACCTCCATTTCCAAAACCTTGTCCAGAACCAGCAGGATAACTTATTTGACTGCTTCCTGATTGAGGTGCTTTATAAGGAAAAAGACTTACAAGACTATTTGCTCCGCCTCTTCCTCCGTAATAAACACCTCCAGCACTGCCACCAAAAGACCCGCCTTGAGAATAATTTCCACCACCATAAGGAGGATATGTTGATGTCTTTCCACCTCCGCCACCGCAACCTATTCCGTAATCAAGGATGCTTGTTCCAATATCAGGAAAGAAATGCGATGTCATAAATCCATTCCCTCCAACGCCACCATTGGCGTTTGGTGTAGCATCCTGACCACTTACTTGTCCCGCCCCCCCGCCTCCTGAAGTGTCAAAACCTTGTTGTGCTTCATCCCAAAACCCATCACCCCCTTTTACATTTCCATTACCATCAAAATAAGCCCCACCAGTATATGGGTCAGTCCCACCAATTTGTCCACAACCTCCTCCTCCGTTCTCTGAAGGATAATTTTCGTCTTGCCCTCCATATCCCGCCCCTTGAAAACTTCCTGTTGTGTTTCCGGCAAACGAACTTAAACCACCAAAAGTTGGGATTTGGTTTGCTGAATCATATATTCCTCCGGCCCCTACGATTATATCATATGTATGATGAGTTGATAAACTAAAAGTCCCTAAAGCAATTTGACCTCCACAACCTCCTCCGCCTGCATACCCACCTCCGCCAGATCCACCTCCATTAATTATCAAAACTTGTAAAGTGGTATCTATGCTTATTGGAGAAAGAGTAGTGTGATAGCGATTTACTTTTACTTGGCTTTTATACGACGAACCAATTGATAGTCCATGTGAAAGGACAGCATTACTCCCAAAAAGATCAATGCCTAACTTTTTAGCCATTACGGATTCAGCGTAGTAATAAAGAAGGCAGTAGTTCCAGTTGTGTTAACACAAGCTGGGCCTGTGTAGGAATTGATGGCAACAATGTCGCCCGTAGCTAGTGAAAAACTAAAGTTTGTAGAGGTTGCTCCCGTAGTAGCTCCCAATAGCACATAAGCAGTGCCGGATCCGGCATTTGAGAATATGAATCCAACGCGAGTTGAAGATGCCGTAATAGGTGTTGTTGTAGCTGTGCTGATTGCTGTCAGTGAAGCGGTGCTAGAAACCTGTGAGGAAACAGCGACAGCAGACTGATTCGATGCAATAACCACAGGCGTGGAAGAAGCCATTGCCTGCTGGCCTACAGGTAGAGTAGGAGTCCATGTGCCGGACTGCGTCACGGGAGTGGTAGGAGCCACTACTGCGTCATCGTAGTAAATTGTCAGCTTATCCGTTGAGGAAAAAATCGCACTATTAGCAAGGGTGATCGTGCTGTTCCCCCCAGTATTTGAGAAACTTGTTGCCGCTGTACCTCCAACTGAATACAGGATGCTTCCAGTAGTGGCATCAGAGATTAAAAGGATCTGTGGAAGAGGAACATTGACTCCAGTAAGCGTGATTGATTGACCAGAGATTGTGTAAGCTGAACATAGTCTTTTCATAGTGATTTTTTATCCAAGTGCGATGGAGGTTGCGATGACGAATTGTGGAGTTACGCTTTGTACTGGTTGATTTAATACGCGAATAATGTAACAAAGCAATCCTTCGCCTGTTTGCCTTGGCACTCCATTTATGGAAGTGGTATTATTGGGATCACACGGGATCGTCCATTTAATAAAACCATTAACAACGGATTTTTGAATTCCGTATGCGCTTCCATAAGTTCCATAAAGAGCCTGCGTCAGGTTGTTTATTAGTGAAGGGACTGATTCCGCGGATACCTGCGGATAAGGCAATTCTGGGGCGCATACACACCCAAAGGCACTAGTGTCGTAAATAGAACTGGAGTTACATCCGCATGACATATCCGCAAATATTGAGTATTCGTTAAAGTTTGTAAAGCCTATTTCATTTTATTGTAGTGCCAGATGTCAGTGGTCTGTCTTCCTACGCAGATTTTGAATTTCTTACGTTGTACGAGGCCAGCGCGAGTCCATTTTGTTATTCTTGCGTTCATGGTAGTAGTAGCCACTCCGGCATGATGCGCCATTTGCGCCATAGTCATCCATCCTTCTGGAACCTCTTCTGCTACAACGCTACTTCCCTCCATTTTTATCATCTCATTCAACCAATCATTCGGTGTTTTCATATGTTTGTATTTTATGGTTATACTGGCATTCTCCACACCTCACCCTCCGCTCGTTGGGTGATTTGTAGTGAAGATTGATTCAATGATTCGCAATACTCTCCCCAGATAAAAGCCTGCGTCCATGCAAAGGTACTGGGGCGATTCTTTGCGTACTCCAGCGCGCCGCGGGCGGTAAGCGTTCCGATATTGTATCCCGTTCCGCCATGTTTTGTTGGAGCGGTTGCGGTTGCGACCTTGTGCGTGTGACCGAATACTACCTTGCGCCGACTTCCGTTGCAGTATTTTACCGCCATATCGCGAGCCGCCATCTCGTTGTAGATTGTTCCATGCGTGAACCCAATATCCGAGATGTCAACTATCTGCTCGATTCCAGTGTACGGAATGAGGCGAGCTTTAAGGTTTTTTGTTGTGTCCTCGATAGCCTGAATGATTTTGTGCGCGCAGTACGCCGTGACGCTATTCTTTGAGTGGGTCAACTTCCAAGCGCGATCTTCGTGATTTCCGCAAAGCACCCAAGGGTCTTTACATCCAGCCAATAGTTCACGCAGATGAACCAGTCCAGTATCGATGTCCGGCGTCACTTCGTCTCCATCACTGCCGGATCCCGCGCCATTCCCCATCAGCGCAGAGAGATCGATAAAGTCACCCAAGTGCAAAATTGTGTCCGGCCTAAAACGCCGCTTGAATTCTAGGACTGCTTGCCATGCATTCTTGTCTACATATTTTGCGTGACTGCAAGAAACAGCAAGGAGCTTTTTCCATTTATGGGTTATGTTTGCCATGTTTATGTTTTTGCTTTTCTGGGTTTGTCGTCATCTTCGTCATCCTCGTAAGTATCAGGAAGAAACTCCCCGTCAACCCATTTATCAATGTGATTTTCTAACGCAAATCCGTTTCCATTCAGGATTTCACAATGCTGGGTCTCGCCTTCATCATCAACCCAGTTCACGAACAACGCAATGTTCTCATAATGTTCCGTAACTAATGCAATGGCTTTGTTAATTGCCTCCCACCCCGCTGGGGAAACATTGTATGGCTTGGGGTGTTTCACGCATTTTGGATATGCAGATATTTACTTAAATCGTCAAGCCTCGCATTCCATCCATTCAAAAACTTGGCGTCGGATGGATGTGCTTTGACAATCAGAGAGTTCACATTCTTTTGGTCGGCTATAAATTTTGCGGCGTTGTTGCCTGTCCTGTAAAGGATCTTGTACGCCTGATTTGCTCCACTGACTACCTTGCAGTTGAACCAGACTTCTCCAACTTTCTCTGGCATTTGATCAACATGGTATTTATCCCAGTTGTACCAGTATAGTTTAGTTGCGCCTTCCTTTGTTAGGTTTCGGATGTCGTCTTTGGTTAAGTTAAATGGCTTCTCGCTGAATTCACGATAGTCGCAACCCCACTTGGTTACGCCGCCATCATCACCTGCTACCTCTTCTGCGATGACATAGTTGTAGTCGCCGTAGTGACCTTTGGCGAATTCGCATTCATGCTGGAAGATGAACGGAAGGAAGTTGCTAAAACGCTGTGTCATGCGCTAACAGGTAGTCTTTTGGATCACGCCGAAGTTCAGTTGTATGTGATTCGTATTCAGGTAATGCCTGATTGCTTTCTATTCTTTCATTAGAATCCTGATCCATGTGTTGAAGTGCCGATATTGCCTTCCAATCCATTGC